TTAATCCTGCTCCTTATTAATTAACTTATCACTTACTCCTGGTATATACGCTGATGTATTTTCTGTTGGATCATTAAGTACACCTAATAAAATTAAAATACTACATATCGTATTTATAATTCCTAGCACATTTTCAGAGTCAATATTTAATCCAAATTGACATAATAGCGATACAACTAAAGCTGCTAACGAAATAACAGTTCCTTTATTATTTAACCTTGTAAAAATTGATTTTAATACCTTTGACATACTACACATTCTCCTTTTCTATCCCATCAATTCGTTTGTGAGCTGATTTACAACTTTCTTCTACTCTTATAAGCCTTTCATTCATATCATTTAAATTTTTAGTTATGTCTCTTACATTATATTTAATATCATCAACTCCTTTTGAAACATATTTAATCTCTTGATTTATTTTAGTTATTCCTTCAACTTCATCCTTCGTATCTTTCTGCTTATTCCTAGACATAGTCATTATTGTTCCTATGCATCCTATTAAAGAGCATAATATAGCAAAACTTATATTTTCCATACTTCACCTTCCTCATTTAACTAATAAAAAAAGACTAGCTCTGCTAATCCCTTAAAAGCTCTATTTCGTCTGGATCATCTACCGCGTCTTTGAAAAATTCTACATTCTCCTTAGCGTACATATAGCAAGCTGTCTGCCAGTCTTTATATGTTTTTCCTTTGTCCTCCGCAAAGTATTTGTTATACAATGTCTTATCCTCTAAGCCCATTAAGTCAGCCACTACGTACTCGTCAATTGGAGAAGTAGCTGCTTTATTAACGAGTAATTTCAGCGTAAAACTTACTTCTTTCTCCATAGTGTTAACGACCATAAGTCCTATTTTCCAGTAAGACGCTTTGACACCAAAAGTAGTGTCTTTTTCTTTTATTAACGCCATTATACTTTCCACCTTCCTATTCCTATACAATGTATATAAAAGTTCAAGTTCCATGTACCGCCGCCTGCACCAAAGAATACCATTGAGCCAGAGTGTGTAGGTGACTCCCCTTTATTACCTGTATACCAAAAGTTTGCTGTATTAGATACAGTCATTGATATTGCTGGGTAGTCTACAAAAGCCCTTAGCCATGCGCCTAATGTGTATGTAGGTGAGTGCCATATTGCACCAGCCTGGGTATTAAGCGTCATTTGTGATATGTAGGTTGTGCAATGTTCTATAGCTGTACCATCATAGAAACGTATTGACTGCTTAATGTGGGTACTTGATGTCTCTTTTTTATAAGACACAATTGGGTTTGTATATACGCTAAGTGCCCCATTGATATTAACACTGTCCCACATTTCTATTTTACGACTCCCCCCAGCGCTACGGTTTCCTAGTATCATGAGTGCCTTATACGTACCGTTGTCGTTAACAATAGCAGCCCCTCCACCAGTGTCATTAAATCCGCCAGAATCCCAGTTTTTATAGCCGTTAAGATTAAATGCTGAGGCATCTACTTTGTTACCTGATTGCACCTCAATATTCTTTCTAAATAAAGCATTATAAGCAAAATCAGCAATATCATCAAGTTCAGCAGCCTTCCCGAAAGCAACCCCTTTATTCCCAACTAAAAAATCTACTGGAAATACAGCTGTCTGCAATATTACTATTTTAGGAGTTATACTAGTAAAATAATCTGCTCCATAAAGCTCAACCTCATAAGTAACATCTGTACTAAATCCAGCTCTAGCAGCTGTTACAACATTGTTAGTTACACTTATATAACTTGACCATGTACCTCCAACAGGCCTATACCTGTATTTGACTACACGTGTATTACTTCCTCCAACAGTATCATAATTAAGATTTATCAATACCTTAATATAAGTCCCGTTTAAGTCAGTAGTTCCATCACTCAAACATCTTACACACCAAGCATCTACAAAGCTAGGAGCGTAATAATCTGTAACTAAAACTGTTACTGAAGTCCTGTTGGTTCTTCCTCTACTATCTGTCACTGTTGCGATAAAAACATTATTACCAGCAGTATTCAGTAATCCTGTTGTATACTCCCATGGTGATGCTGTATCTGTATTTGAATAGCCTCCCCCTTCAAACTTCACCGATGTTACTGAAGATCCATAGACGCCACCAACACCATTAGCAGTTAATTTAACTTTTGATTTTCCCTTAATATATTTACCCCATGTTCCATCTACTAATGTAGCCGTTACACTAGATATTGTTGGTACTACACTACTAGGTATAGTTAAAGTTATTGTCTTAGATGTGCTACCTATAAATCTAGAGCCTAAATAAGTATCTACAATTACAGTTATCCCCATTGATGTACTAGATTTCGAATAAACCGCATCTGTTATCGGCGGTGTAGCACTACAAGTTGTCGATGTACTATTCCATTCTTGAAGATATCTTCTTTCTGAACCCCCAATTACATATGACACTGAATGTGTAAAACTACTAGATGCTCTACTTATGCTTACAGTAAATGGAGTACCCAACTCACAAACTGTTTTGTTAACTGTAAAGGTGCTTGTTCTGGGTATAGTTGTTAAATTTTCACTATAGGCTTGTTCACTAGACGAAAGTATTGATGGTATATTAATTGCCGCATATACAGTTAATGTCTTAGTACCATCTGCAGCATGTCCTGTATTTCCTGTCCATGAATGAAGCAATACACTATTGTTGGATATGCTTATTTCCTTAGTTCCACTATTATAGTAAGCTCCATCTACTTTTAAAGTAACTGATCCATTTCCCCATGTTGTGTATCCTGTATTTGTTCTTTTAGCCCATACTTTTACTGTAATATTAGATGTATTATTAGCTATATTTTGACTGTTTACAATAACCTCTATCCAATATTTGACGTATTGATTGCTTGTACTTAATAATCCACTACTTGCCATCTATTGTGCCCTCCATTGTAATCCAAAATTTCCATTTGACCTTTGCGACCAATCCCAAAATCCTAATGGAGCCTGACCTACTGTTAATCTACCCAAAATTTCTGCATCAGTTATATACATTTTATTGTTACTTATATAAGAAACGATAGTGTTATCTTGAGTAAATGCAAGTTTTTCATTATCTAATAAGGCCCTAAATTTACTATTTGATTTACCTATTTCAAGGCCTATTTCAGTAAATTGCATATATGTTGCGACCAAAGTTTGATAGTTTACCAAATCACCATTTACCTCTTCAACTCTAGTTTCTACTGAACCTATTTCAGTCCTTACACTATTCACATCTTGTTTAATATTACTGAACTCACCTGAAACAAACTCTCCAAATTCATTCTTAGTAGTATACATTTCTGATATGCTATTAGTTATATTACCTTCAGCTATCTTTATTGCGGCTTCATATTTCTGAGTAATCTTTGATTCAACTTTAGAAATGTTATCATATACACCATCTATTGCTGAGTCAGTGTCCTCTGGTGCCGGTATCCAATCTAGCGATGGCTTAACATCTCCTTCGTACAACGTGACCCATTCTATAGATGCAGGATTAGCTGCTACACCTGTACTAGGATAATTGTAAAATGAAAGCTTGCTAGTCCACGATGAGTTTATAGTAGTAGGGGTTATAAACTTGAACACCACTGTGCTTAGGGTAGTTGTGAGTGTAGTGTACCCTACGCAGTTAGACCCACCATTAGCCCAAAGTCCTAGCTTCTGAGTTCCTGTAACCTTACCACGTATGACCATAGTGTACCTTTTGTTTGCTTCTAACGATTTGCTTAGATTTATTATAGTAGTATTGTAACTTGTATTATCCACTATATTAAGTGTACTATTTAATACTATATTCCTAGAGCTTAATGCCACTCCATTAACCACATTTTGAGCTATACTAGTTACCTCACTAGATTCTACTTTTAATTTAATTTGATTTTGTAACTGACTAATGCTTGCACCTTGAGTATTTACTGTAGATGATAAACCATTAATCTGAGTAGTATGTCCACTAACTATTGATACAGTACCGTCTAAATCCCTTTTAACATCATTTACTTTTGCTTCTACTCCTGTAACCTTGCCAGTTACATCGCTTATTTGAGTAGTGTGTATTCCTATAGTTGACTGAATACTATCTACCTTTAATACTGTAGCATTATAAGCATCTTTAAGTTGAGTAGTAACTCCGTCTTTAATAATAGTTGTATTAGCTATTAAAGCATCAATCTTCCCTTGTTGAGCATTAATAGCAGTAGTATTGCTATCTGTAGTTGATTTAACTCCATCAACTTTACTGTTTAAACTAGTAAATGCTATATTAAGGGTTTGAGTTGTACCATCAATTAAAATTTTAGATGAATTTATTGTTGTAGTCCCATTGTTAATACTAGTTATTATACTGATCATATTTAACTTAGATGAATTAATATTAGCTGTATCACTAATCATATCATCACGAATTATCTTCGATTTAATACCCTCAGCCTTCAATCCAGTTGCATCAAACATAAGCTTTCCCGAACTATCCCATACATACATGTTATAGTCATTTAATGCATCTTTACCTATCTGTACTCTAACCCTTGTAGCATCAGATATCTGTATAGTATTATCAGCCATAACCATTCTTCCACTATCAGATACTATCCTGAATTTATTTGTACTAATATCTCCAGCATTAACTTTTGCTACATCTAGAGATTCAATCATAGCATTTTTAATAAAACCATTTTCTACAGTTACCTTACTAGCAGTAAGAACTAGAGATTGAATATTATCAGAGGTTAAATTACCGTTAACTAAAGTCTGTATAGTAGCAAGATTAGCTTCCAACGTACCAATCTTACCAATACTTACTTCCATTGTAACAATCTTAGCATTTAAAGCATTTAAATCACCTATTGTTGCTTTATCTATTAGTGCCTTATTAATCTTTACATCTTCTGCAACTAAATTTTCAATCTTAGCATTTATTGCAGTTAAGTCTGAAATATGTGCAACATCAATAATTGCTTTTTCTATGGTGGCTGTTTTAGCTTCTAATGTTTGTGTCCTTATTTGTACTGCTTCAAGCTCTTGAATATTAGCCTTATCAATCAATGCTTCTTTAACAAGTAATAATTCTGTTACTACCCTATCTAATTTATTAGTTCCGCTACCTGAGGAATTAAAAGAGTTTTTATTCTTACTTTCTCCCTTGGCTCCAATTTCACAAGTCAATCCACCAGTATAGGTAAACTTCTGACTTAAAATTGGAACCTTCCTCAATACGCCCTTTATATCTGTAACTGATACAATATCCCCTGCATCCAGTGATAAATCACCTTGCCACTTCATGCTATATCCTAAATAAGAAAATCCATTTAATTTATTGTAGATATCAGTTAATATAGCCTCAGTTACCCATGGATTTTCAAACTGCAGCTCCATGGAGTCTGTTCCTAATGTACCTTTGGTAAATTCCTTATCCTCAGCCTTACAACTAATCTTACCTATCTTATATTTAACTTCCTCTCTCTTATAATCGAAGTAATTATCTCCAGTTATAGAGTAGTTAACTTCTTTAGGTACTATTATTGTAAATTTACCATCTCTTGTAATATGAGCATTACCTCCACATAATGAAGCCACGTATCCAAGTACTTCTCTACAAGTAAAGCCTTCCAACTTTTTAACTGTATAAGCTGGAAGGCTTCCTGTAAATTGTACCCCTGTTATAGTAGATAATTCATTAACTATCTGCTGTAATGTAGCTATCTCTCCTAAACTACTAAAGTATGGAGTTTCAAATTTTATCATATTATCAAAAGCTGTTATTTTAGTGGTATAATCAGTCTTTTCAACCTCATCTATGTTATAGTATCCCATGAGTATATATTCAATGGTAGAACCTACACGTAGTCCTATTTCAAGTTTAATTTGACTAGCCGAATAAATGGTATCTCCCTTGTTTATAAGTGTTAATTCAAGACTTTGGCTTGTTGTATTACCTATGCTATATCCCTCATTAGGCTGTACAGTCTCCAATATAATATCAACAATATCCTCGTTAAAATAAACATTATTGCCTATAGTGATTTTACATTCAAAACTCCTAGAAGGCTTCTTTATCTCTAGCTTATATTCTGCACTTGTTGCCTGCATACATAACCTCCTTCCTCCATCGTAGAGATTTAGAGATTAATCCTCTATCATATAATCTATGGCCATAAGCTCCCCAGGAGATATATTACAATTAGAGTTTATAAACTCTTCAACACTAAACTTGTGTATATCTATATCTACTTCAATTTCAACTAAAGCTTCAATGTCCCTAGTCCAGGCTTCTTGATGCTCCTCAGAAATCTTTAGATTTCCATGTTCATCCTTAACAGTATACTTATCAATAAGCTTTTGTTTCTCTGCATTATAAACCTTAAGTTCACTTTCAATTTTATCTATATTTTTAGCAACTGCATAAGATACCTTTATTGGTAGCTCCATCTGAGAAATCTTACTTAAAGCACCTGTGCTATTTAATATTTTTGAGTTACTTAACTTCATTATTAATACCTACCTTAATTTCATCTTCAACCTTAAACACTTCACTTTCAAATGCAGCCATATCAGCTCTTGCAGCTTCTACGTTTGCATTATATAATTCCTTATTAGTTATAGTTTTAGTTGTATTAGTGTTGTTATTGCCTTCAGTATTTATTGTTGCACTCATGTACACAATTTGTTGACCATTAATTTCTGAAACACCAGATAAAGTAATATTCTTGTTTATTTTTAACATCTCTTACACCATCCTATTTCTCAATAAAATTCATTTTTAAACCACTCCACTTAACTTCTTGTATTTTAGTATCATAAAAATATGCTGGGGCTGTTCTAGCTCCAACATACATTGTTTTTGTAATCATTCCTAATTGTGGATCAGGAAATTCAACCGTAAAAAAAACACTACTTACTGCATTAAGTAATGTTGTCATTTGTGATTGGGTTAATGGACCCCATTCTAAATTTAATTTTCTTTTTACTGCTATTCTATCTCTTATTAAATCACCATTGGCATTTCTATTTGTTTCTCCATCTAAATCTTCAATTGATGGCTCATAAACTTTAGGAGTAGCAATTGCTACCCCATTAACCTCAAGCATATTACCACTCCTTTATTATGTTGGCATTAATGTTATTCCACCTTGTCTTTGCATTTTTCTAAGCTGCTTTAATGCTACTTTTCCAATAACACTTCCATCTATCATAAGAATTAAATCTCCACTATAACTATTATCATAGTTTCCTTGTGGCATTCTTGCTGCAACCTTTTCTGCAAGCTGAGTAATCCACCCAGTATTGTTTTCAAGTGGCATGACTACCTCTTTACCTGCTTCACCAGCTATAAACATTGTTGCACTATCAACTATTCCTCCTCTTGCCAATTTAGGTATTCTTGGTACTGGAAGAGGATTATATCCCCAGAATCCACTAAATGGAGTTATTCCTAAAATACTTATACCTCTTATCTTGTTTAATATGCCATTAATCGAATTAAATGGAATAGCTATAACAGTATTAATACCACTAATAATTGAATTCACTATTGTTTTAAATACTTCAGCTATAGATCCTGTAATTCCTGAAAATATTTTCCCACCTTTTGAGAATAAATTTAAAATCCAATCCCAAGCGTTACTCGTAGTAGTTTTTATACTGCTCCACATGTTGCTAAAAAAGCTTCTAATAGGTTCAATAACTTTAGTGTTAAACCAATTACTTGCAGAGTTCCATATATCCTTAATTCCACTCCAAGCTGTATCACCAAATGATTTTATTTTATCCCACGTATTCCTAAAGAACTCTGTTATGTTATTCCATATATCTGAAACAATCTTCTTACACTCTTCCCATATAGCCTTCCAATCCAAAGTAAATAATTTATTTACCATTTCTATACACCAAGTAAAAAAATCTAAAACTCCACTTATAATAGCCATTATAGTTGTGATTGCTCCTGAAATAATATACACTACTACACTTATTATCGCCGCAAAAGGAGGTCCCAAAATTTCAAATATCCAATTAAATACTGGTTGTAACACATTATTCCATAAGTTAAGAAGTAGCATTGCTACTTGTTCTACACAATCTACAAAAGCTTTAACTAATGGCTTTAACCCATTCTCCCAAATCATAAGAAGTGATGTTACTATAGCATCAAATATAGGTTTTAGAAAACTTTCCCACACAGTAGATACTATTTCCTTTATTCCTTCCCAAGCTTCAATACATGCTTTTCTAAATCCATCACTAGTTTGCCAAAGATATATTAATGCAGCTACCACAGATCCTATAGCTAAAGAAATTAATGTTACTGGTGAAGTTATAAATGACGCTATATTTAAGAAAGCCACACCTATACCTGTTGGAATTGCTTTAATGTTTAATATAAACACCTTTACTGCTTTTAATATCTTAGGGCCAGCAAAATAACTTATAAGTCCAGCTATAAGACCACCAACTACCGAAAGTATTATTTCTTTATTTTGTTTTATAAAGTTTGCTAAATCATTTAAAATTGCTTTAACCTTTAATGCAGCTTTACTTACTCCAGATGTATCTGGCTCTTCATCTAGACCTAAGTCTAAGGCTCCTAAATCCCCAAGACCTCCCCCCATTCCTCCAGAACCACTAGCTCCACCACCAGTAGCATCACTATTTTTACTTAAAGAGTTTATTTCATCAAAACCACCCATAAGCCTGTTAACTTCTTTAGCTGTCTTCTTAGCGGAATCTCCTGCACTGCCAATAGCATCTCCAAAGTCTATTGCTCCTGAAGTCGCATCTGACATACTTCCTGCAATGCTTCCTAATCCTGAACTTTTACCACTACTCTTACCAAATAACGTACTTGTAAATGTTGCGATTGCACTTACAACCCTAGTTATAGCTCTTACTAAAGAATTAAGAATAGGAATAACCACTTGAACTATAGGCATAAATGCCCTTCCAAGTTCTATGCCTAATAGTTGTAAATTGTTTTTAAGTATTCTTACCTGATTAGCTGGACTGTCTAATGTTCTTGCTAAGTCTCCATTCGCTGCACCAGTTTGGGCTAATATTGCTTGATATCTAATCATTACCTTTTCTGAATTAGATAATGAATCACGATATCCATACTGCTTTAATGTATTAGTATCAACTAAAATACCTAAAGCTTTCAGTGGCTCTGTTTCTCCTGTAAGTCCTGCTCTTATCTTATTAAATGCTTCATCACTATTTAAGTTATAGAAAGAAGCCATATCCTCAGCAAGTAATGTTAAATCTTTAGATAAACCTAATGCACTTTCCTTCGCTAACCCCATGGATCTAGTCATATTATATAAAACTGCTGCATTCTCTCTTACTGCATATCCATTTAAACCTAAGCTATTCTGGAGTTCATTAGACCACTCGCGAATATCATCAGTCATACTACCAAACACGGTACCAACCAAACTCTCACTTTCAATGGCATTCATAGCAGATTTTATGCTGTTAACAAAAATCTTACCTAACCCAAGAGCTACGAGGAATTTACCTAACCTAGAGAATATATTTTTAATAGAAGCCACTTGTTTATTAACACTGCTAGTCATACTTTTTACTTCGTTCTGCACTGTCTTAAGCTCTTTCTTAAACTGAGATGTCTGAGCCTCAATAATTACTTGTAATTCTTCTAAGGTCATTTACTGCCTCCTTTCCTTTTAAGCTCTTCATTGTGCCTAAAAGCAAACTCTTCCATTTTAGCTTTATATAATGCTATATCTAATTTTTCTTTTTTAGCCTTCTCTTCTGCAAATAATTCTGAAAAAAACTCCTCGACTGGTGTTATTTTCACATCTGAACTAAACATTGAAGCTACATACTCCCCTATCTGCCTTGCTAAAACTGCATTTAAAGATATATCCTTCTTAATATTAATTAGCTCTTTTTCAGATTCTAACTTCATTCTTCTGTTGTAACTTGCTATTAAATCATATAGCTCCTGCAATGAACTATCCCAAAATAAAGAAGGACTTATATCTATGTCTAAACACATTGGATATAGTCCTTCTATTAACTCTGTTAAATTTTCAAATTCTACTCTAGCATTTCCTGTGCTTTCTCCTGTTGCTCCTCCATCTTCTGTGCTGCTGTCTGAGAAAAAAAACCACTTACTTTATAAATATCCATAAACACTTTTGTGAAAAACTCTAATTGTGATCCTCCACCTTCAATATATTTATCAAAGATATTATCTACATCACTTCTTTTAATTCCAGCATTCCAATCTTTCATAGCAGCATGTGTTATAGTCAGCATAATGCTTAAAGATGGCATTGTTCTAACTGTACCTATAACATCCATTAAACTCATATTCAACTTTTCTTCTAGACTACATACTGCGGATGTTTTAAGCTTAAGCTTATATTCCTCTTCTCCAACTTCCCATATCGCAAATTGTTTCATATTTTATTCCTCCTATATTTATTCTGGATCTGTAACAGAAATTTCGCTTTGTAGTGCCATCTTAAGGGTAAAATCTATAACTCCATTTACTCCACCGCCACCAAGCTTTACACTTACCTGTGCATCCCAAGTAAATGTAGTTCCATCTGGGAATGTTTCTTGGAAACTTAACACTTCTTTTGCATCTGCAGCCGCTCTTAACACTCTATATGGACTAGTTGCACTTTTGTTTTCATATTTAAACTTGAATTCTAAATCTCCTGGATCGCCTATTCCATATTCATACTTCTTAACTGTATCTGATAAGCAAGTATTTTCAACCTTTTCTGGTTCTGCTCCCATCTCTGGAACTTCTTTTAATCCTGTTAAATCTGTATAAGTACCTGGTTCAGAACCCTTCTTTTTGTAACCCAACTTAATTCCATTAGCTAACATCTATATTCCTCCTTTACTGATAAACTAACTGAGTATTATTATCTATAACACCCTCATATCTCATTACTTTATGTTTTAATCCACTTGGATCAGCTACATCTTGGCATAATGTTCTTCTTAAACCTAAAGCAGATACTCTTTTATCTACTTCTAAAGCAAATTCAGAAGTGCTTCTATTATGCCAAATATCAATTTTATACCTTATATAAGACTTATCTTCTTTACCATCTGTAAACTCATATACCTTGTTATCTTCCTCAATATACTGAATAGCGGGTAAATTCGCCCACTCTGATGGATAACTATCACTTACATTAGTACAAATATCTTTTATAGCTTTATACACTTGATCCTTAACATTAATCATTTCTTAACCACCTTTTCTATGGCCTCTTTTAAATCTAACTTTATATTCCCTAATATTTTATCCTCATTATTTTTTATAGCAGGATACATATATGGTTGAGCTGGCTGACCTGCAACATATCGTAATCCCACATCTGGAATATTAGCTAACCATTTATCTTGCTTGTAAGCTAATTCTCCTGGATACTTATCCGCTACTGGAGTAGTTTCTCCAACTCTCCCAGTACCAAATTCAACATAACCAGCATACTCGTTATTAGTAAATACTTTTCCTGTTACCTTACTTGATGATACATTTACATCTGTAAAAATACTTTTTCTTAAGTCCCCTGTATCTACTGGACATAAATCCTTAGCTTCACCTTGAATTAACTTAGTCTGCTTTGATATGCTTATTTCCAGAACCTTATTAACATTTCCACCAAGAGCATTAAGTTTCTTCATTAAAGAATCTATCCCATTTATACTCATAGTATTTTCTCCAGTTCTATTACCTTGTGCGAATATCTCTTTATAGAAATAATCTTATAATCTGGATCACTCTTTTTAGGTGCATAAACACATATACCATCACCTTCTTTTAGATCCAACGGTCCATCATAAAGCATATTAAGAATATAATTTAACCTCTCCCCATAAATCTCTGCTTGTAACTTTCCCGAAGCAGGACTTATATTGGCCATAATATCTATCCCTAAATCCGAGTATCCTTGATACTTTCCACCTTCATTATCTTCACTTATTATTTTCTTCTTAAGATAGTAAGTTTTCTTATTCTTCACTCTCAACTATACTCACCGCCTTGAGTCTTCTATAAGCCTTCAATCTATCCTTAATATGTTCTGGCATTTCATAGCTTACAGATATACCTCCTTCACTTCTAGAGGTTTCTCCTTCACTTCCTAACCTATTATAATAAATAATAGCCAGTTCTCTTTGTATAGCCTCCATTTTAGGTAACATTACGTTTCTATTAGTATAATCTAATATGTCAGCTTCAGTGTCTTCTAATAGCTGATTTAAAAGAGAATCTTCTACACCTGGAAGTCTTAACTTTAACTTTTCTAATTGTGTCATTTAAACACCACCTTATAATACAAAAAAGGGGATTCTCTCCCCTATCTATTTCTATCCTAATACTCTTGTAGCTAATTCTGGATACATTGTCTTATATCCATAAAGCACATCCATAGAAAGCATTTCTTTCTTATACTTCATGTCATATCCTCTTACTACTCTTAAAGTAATTCCATTGTAAGATGTAACATAAGATTCAACTCCTGCTGGTGCAGTTAATGGTCTAGTAACAAAAGCGAATGCCATCGGATTAAATGCTAGGTTAGCAGTATGTCCAGAAACTAATGTTACTACTGTATCATCAGCAATCTCTGGTAACGCTGGATATACTTCTACTGAAGCTATTGCATTAGTAGATGCATCTGCAGTATCTTTTATAACTACATAATTTTTCTTTTTAATAGTTAATATATCACCTTTTACAAGCTTACCTGTTAAAGCCGTTCCATCTATAGCAAGACTTGTTGCTCCTGCAGTAACTTTACCATTTACCTTAACATCTGTAGCTTTTGTAATTCCTGTAGAATGTTGTTTAACACCTTGTGCCATATAGTTATCTAGTCCAAATACCCTACCAATAGAACCTTCTCTTAATGCAGCAGTAGAACCACTCTTTTCAGCATTAACTATTGCATCTATTGTTGTAAAATTAGCATCTGCTTCCGGATCCCATACAGCAACACGCCCTGATACTGGAACTTTATTTGTGTTTAACATCTTTCTTACATTAGCTAAATCAGTAAGTTTGCTTGGAGTTGTTCCTGCTGTACCTACTGCATAAGGTATATCTTTATATAAGAACAATCCATCACTATTAATCTTTTCCGCTAAAGCAACTGCAGCTGGCTCTAAGAATAATCTATTTAGATCATCAACATTAGTAGCTCTTTGAATTGCTCCAAACTCAACATCAACTGTTGCTAGTTTATCTAATGTTACATCTACTGACTCTTCTTTTACATCTTGTGCAGAAGTCCCTTCTGATTCATTAAATTCCTTTGCGGTTAAAATAACTGGTTTTTTCACTTGTATTGTAGCTCCCTTACCAGTTACATATTCTTCACTAAAATCCTTATGGATTAGGTTAGGAAAAACTAAGTTTTCAATTAATCTTGGCAAGATTTGCCTTGCTATTTCCTTTACTGTAATAAATTCATTTCCCATTTAACATTCCTTCTTTCTTTTTTACTTTTTATAAGTAGCTGCATAGTATTCTGCATCACTCATTTTGCTATAATCTGCTTTACTTCCTTGTCCACCCTTAGGAGGATTTCCCCCCCTTAACTTTTCATTTACAGCCTTCTCTACAGCTGATTGGAAAGCTTTCTCTACTGATTCAATACTTTTATTGCATGATTCAGCATCAGAATAGTTAAGTAGATCTACTAAATCCTTTGGTAGGCCTTTTTCTGCTAGAGTCTCATAAGCTTGTGCTTTTAACTCTCTAGTAGTTATTTCTTTTTCTCTCTTCTCCAGTTCAGCTATTCGCTTTTCTTCTGCATACTTTGCTTTCTGTTCTGCATTCATCTTTGCAAGCTTCTCTGCTTCTGTTTTTGCATTTTCAAGCTCTGTAGCTTTCTCTGTTTCCCACTTAGACTTTGCAGTTTCAAGAGCTTTAGCTACTCTCTTATCAAATTCAGATTGATAAAATTTATCTTTAAGAACATCATCAAACGTCTTTGTTTCTGTTCCTTTGCCGTCTTCTCCAGCTCCATCTGTACGAGTGTTACTTGTTCCAGCATCACCAGTTCCTCCATTACCCCCATCAGCTCCAGTGTCTGGTGCTAACATTGGTTGAAATCTGCATAGTGCTAAGTTAACTAAAAATCTTGTGTTTTTCATAAAATCCTCCTTGCCCACTACATTCACTTAAGCCCATAGTGTTCATAAATAAATTTAAGCAGTTTAAAGCCATACTCAGGGCATAATAAAAAGCCTTAGTTTCCTAAGACTTAATTACCTTGCAACCTTGTAGTTTTCCCATTTCTTATAGGCATCTACATACATTTCCTTTTTATCTCCATTATATGTACACTCATAATACATTCCATCAAACAAAGTAGTACTAAGTAATGCTTTATTGTTTTGTAGCGTTTTACAGCTCCATACCATAAATACATCATCTGTTGAAATTTCCTTTTTATCTGTTTTATCTAGATGCTTATTAGTATAGTTACATACCTCTTGTTTACACCATTCTATAAATTCTTTTTCATTCATTATTTAATCTTCTCCTTAATTTTAAGTATAATAAAAGACTTCAATTACATTGTAATTTAGGTTTATTACACCATTTACATCTGTAACCAAAGTCTTTTTGATAAACTATTTCATGTTTATAATTTTTGGTTCTAAATAGTTGTTTATTTTTTCTATTAACCTCATTGTACTCCCCCTTAAAATTGAGCATAATAAAAGCACCTACATAGTAAGTGCTATCTTTGCCCTGGCTTAAATTGTTTACCACAGTTAAGACAAGTTATATTTACCTTTTTAGCTCCTATGTTACCAGCCATTAATCCAAGGCCTCCAGCAACTGAAGCTCCTACAACCGCTTTTCCTACACCATAACCTTTCTTATGAGCTGTTATTGATGTACTTCCACAATAAGGACAACATGCTAACCCTGCTCTGTGAGCTTCTGCTTTTCTCTCATCAATAACTTGCTTTTTAGCATTTACTTGTTGAAGATATTCCTGGCTCTTTTTAAGCTGTTCCTCACTTTTCTTTTTCTCTTTTATTTCATACTCTCTTCTTTTATCTTCAGTATAGATAAATGCTACAACGAATAATTTAATAACATCAAACATCCATCCAAATCCAAATATTCCAAATGTAAATAAGTAAAGTACTCCCATGCCTGCTTTCTTCTCATAAAACTTATGAGCTCCAAACATACCCAGAATTAGACATAAAAAGAAATCTAACTTGTAATTCATATTATCCTCCCCCAAATATTACTTATAATACAATAATATACAAATTCATTGTAAAAGTAAACATAATAAAGCACCTACTTTGTATCTAAGTAAGTGCTTCAATCCTTCTGTATTACTTCATATATATCTTCTCTTTCTATTGTTTCTAATTTGGGTGAGTCAATTTCAACTTCATAAGCCTTTCCATCTGACCATATACCTAATATTGTTCCTACTCTTCCATCTTTAAGCTTTACAATATCACACTCTTTAATATCTTTCATACTCTATATCACTCTCCTTTAATTTATCGATAAATACAGTAGTTAATCTAGGTCCATTATCATCTGACATAACTCCAACCTTAACCTTTGCCTGTTTATTTTTTAATCCTTTAAGAACCATATTCACTTCATACTTTTTACCATGTGGTGTATCCCCCTTAAATATAGCTGGGAATTTACCTATATTATCTTTTATAAGTATATCTAGATCTTTATAGTTATTTATACTATATCCCAATCTACTTTCAAAAGCATCACCTTTTGCTAATCCATTTACATTGCTACCGCCAAATAGATAACTTGTATACTTTCTTTCATCAATATTAAATTTATGAGCATTTTCTAAAATACACTGAGGATTATTCTTAGCCTCGCTCTTAAGTTTATAATTATATTTTATTAGCTTCCACTCATTAATATCATTATACTTCAACTGCCTAAAATCTGTAAATGACTTAGGAACATCTTTTCCAAGGATTTCTTTATACTTACTATATTGTTTTCTATCAGCTGCTTTATTTTTTATCATCTTCTGGAATGTTTCAGCCTTCTGCTCACCATACTTATCTACAACAAACTTTTGATACCATTCATCAAAGTTCATATTTTCAATGATATAGTTCTTGCCCGTCTCTGGATCACGTGCTCTTCTTCTCCTATTCATTCCTTCAAAATATGCCCTTGTTGTACTTCTACACCAAGGATGTAATGGTGGAAGGTTTTCTCCTGGTACTCCTCTGTATACATCGATTACTTTACCATCCATATTCCTACATTGTTTAGAAGTCCTCAAATCTAATGTAGCAACAAATATATACTTATCTATTCCAAGTTCTTTATAACTTTCTAACTCTGCCATATTAGTAACATAAGTAGTCTCTGTTCTAATCAGCCTTTCAGCTGCCATCTTTCCATACTGACTTAAATCAGCTAATTCCACAGCCATCTTTTTAGAACTCTTACCACTCATTAATCCACTTGTTATCACTTCTTCAAGCTTTGCTGCTAATACTTCACTATTTCCCCATACTCTCTCACTGTAGTGTTTTCCACTCCAATTATTCTTAAGTATATCTTCTATAACATTAACAGGCATTGTAGCAAAATCTGTTACAATACCTGTTACCTTTTGGATATCATATATATTCCTATAGTAAGCCTCATTAATATTCTTTATATATCTTAATTCACTCTGTACAAGCTCTACATTAGCAATTCTTTTAGTGTTAATATAAATACTCTCTTTAAGTGCTTCAAGTCTTGTCATTCTTGAATTATAAGCTTTAGCATTTAATTGAGCCATGAGATATCTTTTTAAATTCTTATCTTGAATGCCATTAATCTTACTTCTAATACTTTCTAATTCTAACTTTGGTATTTTCGTATTGAGTAAGTCCTTAGCCTCTGCTATACTCATACCACTATCAGATTGAAACTTATAAAATATCTTTTTGATATCTTTATTAATATCTTCTATAGCCTTATCATAAGCGTTATTGATTTTATAAATAGTCTTATCACTATTTTTGTGATATGAGTTCATTCTAAGATTAGCTCTATCTTTCCAATAGGAACTACTCTTCATTTACCTCACCACTCTTTGAAGTGCTTTTATAATCACCCTCAATATTTTGTTGATTATCTTTAAAATCATAACTTCCAAAGGCTCTTTGCTGATCCTCAACTTTCTTCTTATTTTCCCCTTCAAGTCTTTTTCTTTCTTCTTCAACATCAATTTCACCATCAAATCTTTTAACTCTAGTCTCCCATGATATGAACCCTTCTGTTTCAGCTGCAATCTTTGCAAGGAGTTCTTCATCAACTGGAAGAGTTCTCTTCATGCTAATATCAATGTCATTAGAATTAATATTCTTAGCTTTGATATTAGATATATTAGACATTAACTTAAGTCTTTGCCTTAATCCTTGCTTAAAGTATCTCTCTTTGCTCTTTCCTAACCCCTCAAGGCCTAACAGCTTGTACTTCATTGCAACTCCTGAAGCATTTCCTACAAAGTTTTCATCTGTTAAACATGGGACCTTTGAAAACTCATGAATATCATCTTTAAGTGCCTTTTTAAGTACTTCTGTTTCAGTTTCATTAAGCTGCTTAACTAACCATTTAGCATCACCATTATCATCAAGCTCTATAATCTTATTCTCCATAAGATATTTTACAGTTTCACTTACTTCATCCTTTGTATCTCCAAGAGATTGTCCAACTATAACAAGAAAGGTATCCACTAATTGTTCTTTATCATTAACCCTATCAGATTGAAGCTTATTATAAGCATCTATAAGACTTATTACTCCTTCAAAATCACCCTTAAGTTTCTTATTATTCTTGTACTCTATTATTGGCACATCTCCAAAGTAATGTTGCTCCCTATCTATTTCCATAGGATTACTATCGGACAAATCATTATAAAAGTATTTAATGATCTCTTTATCTGTATAAACATTAACATCATAACCCATAACAGTATCATCAATATTTCTTTTTTCAAAATAAGTTACTGCAAATAATGGCTTATGTTTAACAGTAGTATCGCACACAAGAAAAGTATTTAATGGACTGCTAACTACTAACTCGGGATACGGTACTTCATTATCATTCATAAATAACAATTCATACCCTACCCCCATAATTGAAATATCCATAGCTAACTCATTATTATGACTATCTTCATCTATCTCTGTGAATATCTCATTTAACTCCTCTGAACCTTCTCCAGCATAGCTTATCGGGCTTCCAAATACATATCCTACAGCCATATCTGTAATATATTCAGCATGATTTGCAACTATTTTATTATTAGGTATATTATGATTACTGAATGTTCTACTTAGTATTTTATGCTCTCCATCATAATAACTGTTAAGATGCTTATATCTATCAAGCATAACCTTATGATTATCAATGCATTTGTTTAATAATTTTATTGGTATACTGCCATCTTCATTTAACAGTTCCCTATCTTTATATATCGCCATGGTACTCCTCCTATCTTATTCCTAACTTAGATTTACTTCCTATTCCAATTTTCTTTTTCTTAACAAATTGCTCTGCTATACCTGTCGTTGCATCTGGAGCATCATCATGTTTATTCTTTCCTTCTCTTTGATACCTTGTCATAGCTTTATAATATTCTGGCCACTTATCTCTCCAGTTAGCTGGATAATAAATATGTTCTATTACCCATGTACTATTTGATAATATTCTTGCAATCTTATTTTCACTTTGATGAAACCAATCTATTTTAGTTCTATTACTTCCTAATTCTTGATTAAGTATTCTCTCAACACTTCTTGCAAAACCTCTTCCGCCATTATTTGATTCTATTAATGCTCTATTAACTTGATGCTCTAAATATCTTTTAGCAACTTCTTTTTCAGTTGTTTCCATAGGTTCTTTAGTATAGTAAACATCTAATATATAAGCCTCTTTGTTATACTCTCCGTAGATTATATTACATAAATTATCATCTCCAGTATCAGCAGTGTCACAATAGGCTTTAATACCTGTAAATAAAGATTTACCACCTTCATCTTTAGGTATATCAGTATAAGTCTTAAAGCTTGGATATAAACATCCTTTTAAATCTATAGGTTCTTGTTGATAGTTTGCTGAAGCAATATCTTCTCCCATAGCTTTCTTTTTATCCTCATAAGACTTTCTACTTAAAACTTCTTCACAAAGCATAGTTCCATCATCTTGTAATGCTTTCATACTAATATGTTTAATCCTTGCACCCTGTTCCTTATAATGCTCTAATGCTTTTCCTGCTAAATCATCACTGGCCCATCTAGTCATAATGATTATTATTTTCCCACCTTCTTCAAGTCTTGAAAGCATTGTGTTAGTAAACCAATCCCAATGTTTCTCTTTCACGCCCTCGTTATAGGCTTCCTCTGCATTTTTGATTAAGTCATCTATAATCATAAGAGAACATCCAAATCCTGTAGCTGTTCCTGTTGGCGATGTTGCTAGATAGTTATTATATCCACCTTCTAATGACCAAAGGTTCATAGCTCCATCACCACGCTTTATAGATACATTAGGAAATACATCCCTAAATACTGGTTTATATTGGTCGGCCTTTTCTTCTTGAATGCTATTCCTAACATTCTTAGAAAACATAGTTGAAAGAGTTTCATTGTATGATCCTGTCATTATCTTTTGTGATTGGTCTTTTCCTAACACCCACTCAACAAATAATCCTGCCGTTCTGCTCTTTCCATGTCTAGGTGGTTCATTTATGATTAAAACATCATCATCTCCTTCATAAAATGCTTGAAGGTCATTGCACAACTCTACTAAGTATCTTCTATCTTCTTTATAAAAATCAGGTGCTTTTAAATTGCAATAAAAAAAGAACTCACGTCTTGCAAGTTCTATCTTTGCTCCCAACCGTATTAACTTCTTATCCATTATCTTCATTAGCTATCTTTAGTAGCTGCTCTCTAGTTAACCCTTCATAAGGATTATTTATATTTCCTGTAACCTCTACTTTATCTTTAAACATTCCTAGGTGCTTTCCTAATAGCTCCAGGGCTTTAACCTTATCTGCTGTTTCTATACTTATACCAAACTTAGTATTTTTTATTGCTGTAATAGCTTTCTTCTTATCTTCTGAAAGATTATCGGTTATTTCTAACTCAACATCTTTATAAAAAACTTCTTTTTCATCTATGATTTCCTTGCCATCAGCACTATATATAGGCTTCATATAGGATTTTTCAACTACTTTTGCAAAGTCTGAACCTTTAGCAAATGCAATAGCTGCTAGCTCTTCAATTACTTTGTCTTGTGTTATTTCAGTTCTTTGAACCCTATCTTTCATCCTTTTGTTTAAATATTCTTGTATCTGAGGTTTTCTGAGGTTGTCAGCACCTGTTCTATATGCTGTTTTTTCTTTGTATCCCGCCCTAATTGCTGCTTGAGTAGCATTAAGGTCTATTAAATATTCTTCTACAAATCTCTTTTGCTTTTCTGTTAACTTGGCCATAATGCCACCTCTTTTTCATATAAAAAAAGAGTTCTATTAAGAACTCCATAATTAGCTACAATAAATTTTATTTTATTATTTATTTTGATTAGTTACAGTTTTTGATTCATTATAAGTATCAGTTAATTGTTGTATAGGTGAATTATATGGTTTAGCCCAACCTTTGTTTACAGCTAGTTCTGTAAGTGCAGTGTGACCTCCAACTATTTGACTTAATCCTGCAGAATATATGGCCCTTAACTCTGGAGTACTGCTTGTTAAAGTAGCATTAAGATATGCATCAGCTGCAGCTTTTCCAGAAGAAAGCATATTTGTAGATATAACTTCATCATTAATATTAACGTTATTTTTAATTAGGTTTCCAATTATATTTGACATTCCATTACACCTCACTTGAATCTGTTACTTGATTTTCAGTAATAAACTGCTGTAATCCTTTTATTCTACCTTCTGATGCTAATGCACTAGATTCACCTTGGCTTTTTAGGTTTTCATCTGTTATTAATGCATTCACCGCTCTTTGTACAATTAATCCATCTTGCTCCATCTTTAATAGTGACGTTAAAGATAGTACTTCTGCTTCTGAAAGCTTTCTCATATTTTTACCTCCTTTAAATATAATTTATAAACGATTATATTATGTGTTTTTAGAAGGCTAATATTCATGTTAAATCTATCCAATCAGGTTGTTTTTTATCTCAAGTTCCTAATAATTAAAAGACACCTATATTTGTATAGATGTCTTAATATAGGGTTAATCATGGATTGGGGAACTTCATTTGTTCTATGATAATAGCTTACATATTGTTTCAGATATAATCTATAGATTTATCCGTATATTTTATATGTATTTTTCTATAAATATTATACGTGATATTCTTTCAATTATATCAGAATTTAAGTATCTGCAATAATCACCCGTTAATCCTAATATCTCACCTATTGCATTCCATGACTTAATTCTTTTAAAGTACCTTAAATTAATTATTTTAAATTCACGTTCACTTAAAGGCTCCAATGCATTCTCAACTTTCTTAATTTCAATTTGCTTATAGCTTAACTCTTCTTGTAACTTTCTTATTTGAGTTTCCCTTATTATTATTTCATTTTCAACTATTGAACTAAACTTATTAGTTGGAGCTGCTTTCTCTTCATAGGTAATTGATGAACATCCTTTATATTCCCTCTCCATTGATTCTATTGACAGTTTAATATTCTCCACTTCTGCAACTAAAGTTTTATATCTTCGTAATACATCCTCTGTTTTTCTAAATAGCTCTTTCTCCATCAAATTCCCTCCAACTCAAACTCAACTCTCTCAAGCTCTTCCGTCCACTGCTTAATTACTTTTAACTCTACTACCTGACTATCATCCTCATATGCTATTTTATTTAATGAGTCCAAGATTATTTTAGCTACATTATCTGAATCCGGTTTCTTCTGTGGATACTCTAATCCTTCTCTTATAGCTTGTACACGTTTTTTAGTATAGCTCTTAGGTACTTTATAGTAAGCGGTTATCTTTGCTCTTACTGATCCTTCAAAATACCTTCCATCCTGTTCCTGATAACATAGCCTAACCCAGTTCTCATATTGAATAGTATCTCCAGGTGTAAACGCTCTTCCAGTTTTAGTGTTGTACCTTGGCCTAGCTTTACCCTTTATCTTCCCCTCTACTGTTATCATTCTCTCACTTCCTTCGTTAAATCTACGAATTACAAAATAAAAAATACCGCATATTCAACTTTGAATAATACGGTATTTTCATCAACTTAATATTTAATTCTATCTTAAGAATATTTAATAATTACTTATTTAATTTATTCGATAAACTGGAATTTATAGTGTATCAATATATTGCTTTGCCTGTACTAAATCCATAGAAGTAACTTCTCTTAACTTTTTAACCGCTTCAACTTCTTTCCCACTATTTTTTAGATGAACTATATATTCTTTTTCTTCATCAGAAATAAAATATGTTGCTAATTGCTGATTTCCAGTTTCTTTACACAAGGTATCAATCTGTATCTGTTGAGATTTCACTTGCTTTTTTAATTTAGTGATTTCTATATAAAGTAAGATTCCAATAATAAACATTAAAGTTAACATCCCATATTCCACAAATTTCACATCCTCCACAAATTCTAATTTATCAGTTAATAAAAAAGCTGATAACTCATATAATAATACAACTATGAGTTAATTATAACATATTTTTTAATACCGCACTATTCAATTTTCAAAGATCAAATTTCACTATTTAATTCGCAATATCTATGAATTGCGAAATAAAAATACCGTATATTCAGTTTTGAATAGTACGGTATGTTATATCATTTATAAATATTTAATTTTATTTTCATAAATTTTAAGTTACTTAAAAATTCTCTTTTATAAATTGATTACGTATGTAAATATTACTGAAGTTCCTAATAAAATAGCTAAATCAATCAAAGCTAATTTACTCTCTTTCTTTATGATTGCTATTACAAGAGTAATAATACTTACTATAATATTAGTACAAGCTAAAATAATATTAGTAAATAATCCAGTAAAAAGTATAGTTTCTAATAGATATAAACCTGTAATAATAAATAGAATAGTGTGCATTATTTTATTCAATTTACTCTTGTTCGTAAAAATATTATTAATCATAGTATTTTACCTCCTTATAATATTAATATTAAAAATTGTTTAAATATTTATTTACATATTATACTATATAAATACCGTACTATTCAATTTTCAAAGAACAAATTCTCTATTTAATTCGCAATATAAACAAATTGCGAATAAAAAATACCGTATTATTCAGTTTTGAATAGTACAGTATTCCATATGATTTAATATTTAATTTTTCTTCATAATAATCTAAGATTGTTCTTCAATAAATTTAACAAATAAAGAACTTATTAATACAACCACTATGCAGTACCCTAAATACATTATAATTACATAGTAGCTAAAAATATTTATTAAATAAATTTGAAAAAATACTGGCAACGCAAAAAGTATAGAAATCGTTAATCTATATAAGGCAGGAACCTTATACTTTTTTTGCAGTTTTTACAGATTAACTTATAACACATAATGGCTTTTAAAATATCCTTATATGAAAATTTCTGTTTACATTTAGCACATGTCATAATATTTCTCCTTTTTAAACTTAATAAAAAATATAATACTATTATGAAACAATTGTAACATATATTGTAAACACTGTACTATTCAATTTTCAAAGATCAACTTACGTAATTAATTCACAATGTAAACACTACCAACAGTAATTAGTATTATATTTTTCATTGTATTGCTGCAATAACTTATGACATTTAAGACTATACCCTTTGGCTTCTTCTTCATCTTTACAAGCCTTATAAGTAAATTTAGTGCCTTTCCTAGTTGTCTTACCTTGTTTTTTTACTATAAATCCTCTTTTAGTTTCTAGTGTATAAGCCACTAAAATAGCCATATCATAATTTTTAGTATCATTCTTCATCATATCTAAGTTAATCGTTTCGAATTCCTTTTGGAACTCCATAACAACTGCATAACTCATTACTTCACTCCTTCGTATCATAAACATTCTCAAATCTGTGATCTATGCATATTTCACTTTCCTTACCTTACTTCTATGAAAAGCTGTGTGTTTATTGTCAAAAATACAGTTTATTGTATCTCCCCCGTTATAGATCCTTGTGATAACTCCCTTGTAAATTTTCTTATTAAATTCTACTTCCACGCTTTCACCAACTTTAAAATCTTCATTTATGATTTCATCAGCTGCAGTTTTCACCCTAACATCTTCCTCATCATAAACAGCTTGTACACCTTTATAATCAAGTACCCAGCCCTGCTTATTTATGCCAATAACTTTACCTGCAGCTATAGCTATTATATTTTCATCACCTTTACGTTTTAGTACCTTTGTTACTTTGTCCTGAATTGCTAACAATTTCTCTTCCTGGAGTTCGTTCGGCTTCATGTCATCTTTGTAATAAATGATTTTATCCATTGGAACTAATGCTATTCTCTTATCATACGAAAGTTCTATAACTCCATCTTTATTAATACAAATAGTTTTATAGTTTTCTCCAAATATGAACTCTACTAACAAACTACCACTACATAATAACGTTATCCTTGATAAACTCTCATTTTCCATAACTTTATTTTTTTCTAAGAATCGTTGCTGCTTATCTGTTACTATAAACTCTTTCTGCACTTTCTCACTTTTGGTAACCTCTTCTACAAGTGATAAGCTTGTAATCGGATTGCTTATTTCTGTTATATTTTCTTTGATTTTCGTAACCGAAACATCATTTATCGTAATTTTAATGTCCCATAATGACATCTGACCTTCAATTTGATTTATGCCCTTTTGAGGCCTAGTTTTTCTTCTTAACATAATACTGAACCTCTATTTATCAATTGATTTTCATATGAGAATACATTGTTGTAGCTGCACCCTCACATGAACTACCTTTTACTAGAATGGCATATCTGAATCATCTTCTATTTCAGTCATACCACCATTCCCAAAATAATCACCTGGTATTGTATTATCTTGTTGAGCTTGTCCTTGCTGCTTATTTTCGTAATCTAAGAAAATTATTTCTTCTGCTATAACTTCTGTAACATATCTTTTGGTTCCATCTTTGGCTTCATAGTTTCTAGTCTCAATTCTGCCAGCAACAGATATTAAATCCCCTTTCTTCTTATAGTTAGCTACACCTTCACCAGTTTTACCCCATGCCACTATTTGAATAAAATCAGCTTGTGGTTGTCCTTCTTTTTTATACCTTCTAGATACTGCAAGTGTGAATGTTGTTACTGATGTTCCAGTAGGTGTAAACTTTAGCTCCGGATCCTTGGTCAATCTTCCGATTAAAACTACCTTGTTCATCTTTCATCCTCCTATTTTGGTATTTCCATCAACTGCTCAATATGAATATTATAAAATCTATACCCATATTGGTCCTGATGTTCAAATAAATAATCCTCTGGCTTAAATCCTAGTTTAGATAAAAGCTTTTTCTGAGCTCTTGTTAATTTCCTTAGATGCTTCATTATTTCACCGCCCTTCTAATATCCTTCTGCTTGTCTCTTGTAGTTCTCACTATGTTTTTTAATATAAGCATGTTCTATGTCCTCCGATGTCATTTTAAGACTATTGGCAACGGATAGGAGCATATGAAGTACATCTGCAAACTCATCATGTATTCTTTCTGTGCTTTCTGGACCCTGTTCACTCCAATATTTAAAACATTTAGTTGCATTTGCGAGTTCTGAAACTTCTACACTTAAAGCTAATAACTTTTTATCTAAAACAACTTTATTCCATAAATCTAACTCTTCTTGATTGTCTAGTCCTGTTGATATGTGAGCTAAATACCTATCAAAAGACTTCTGCATTTTTAGTAAATCTTTAATTTTCAACTCTTTATTTTCCATGTCTTCTCCCTGTAAGCTTTGCATATGCTGATAAATCTATCATTGGAACTGTATATACAATTCTGCTTGCCTGCTCTTTGGTTGTTTTGTTTATATCTCTGGTACTTTTATCTATCTTACTTTCCAACCTTTCACTTATACTTTTTATGTCATCTCTTACTCTTTTATTTGCCTCTATATATTCATCATCACAAGCAGCTATTAGTTCTTGTAAATCAATAAACTGTTCATTAGCTCTATGTTTAACATTCAAATCGTGACGTCTAATTTCTTGAACAACATCATTACTACTTGAAGTTATCTTTTCTGCTAATGCAACAAAAGCTTTTTCTTGAAATTGTGCTTTTTCTACTATAGTTTTAATAACAGACTTATACCTTTCATCTGAAACATAATTCTGCTTGTCTATTCCCTTCTGTAAGCTCTCCAATTTCTTTTTTAGAGTAATAACACTCATGAAGTGAAAAACAACTAATAAACCTATCGTAATTAAAATTAAGCTTGTCTCCATTTTAATTTCCTCCTAAATTCTTATTTTTATATTCTTGTACTTCTTTTTTACACGTTCTTACAAACAAGTTATAAGCAGCTATAAGAATTATATTTAACAATATGCTTGCTCCTAATAACACATCTTTCATAATCTATCACTCCTTAATTTGAATCATAATTTATTTATATTATTAATTATTAATCATATATAACATATTTCTTAAACCACAAATCTGTATATTATTATTGCTATTACGCAAAATAAGTTTGAAAGGTGGTTGTTATATGAAAAAAATTGCTACTATGTTATTAATTTTAATGACCTTAGTATTTAGTACATTTATTGTAACTCCCGCATTTGCTTCCAATACATTTAAAGAGGGTGTTTATAAAGCAGCTGATTTTAATTTTTCAGCAAATGAAACTTATATAGTTCAAAATTTCTCACCAACTTATAGTGTTTACATTACTCTTTATGATGAAAATCAACTTATAATACAATCTATTCGTCTGCAACCTAATTCAGATAAATATAATTTGATTCCCCTTAAACCTGAATATAGAATTGTAATAGTTGGTAACGGTGAAGTATTTATTGACAAAGGGACACAATAGAGTGTCCCTTTTATATTTGGGCAACCTATAAATTACTAGCTGGTATTAATATCTCTTCATTTTTAATCTCCGAATCATATATTAAATACTTTTTGCCTTTAATAACCTCTTCACCCTTAGGAAAGTAAGCAGTATTCGCTTTTAATAAAACATTCCCATGTTTATCCTTCATGTCTTTTTTTAGATTTAACATATTCATTTATATTCCCTCCCTAATACTTCAAAGACTTTTACACTTTTATCTCAACTCTTATATTTTTACCTAAGAGTATTCCTAAGTGCTTACTAAAACTCCGATTAATAGCCTCAGCCCTTAGCTCACTATCAACTATGATTTTTAAATCTTGTCCATCCTCAACTATTTCTGAATCCATGAACCATGTTTTATATGTTACCTCTGACCATTGGTCCAAAATTAATTTATGATACTTAGTAGGAATGGATAAGGGTGGAGGTGAAGGAGGTGTAATTTCTTCCCCTTCTTCTCCTTCTTTATCATTGTTTTCATTCTTTAATTCTTCTTCATTCTTGTTTGTGTCCACCTTATTGGGACTTATCTGGGACTTATCTGTCCCTATGGTTGTCCCTTCTGTTGGGACTTCGTTGTCCTCACTGTTGTCCCTATCGTTGTCCTCTTCATTGTCCTTTTTAGGTTCTGAAACTGCTTGATAATCCTTATAATTACTTATCTTTAGCGTTGTCCCCTTTTTTGAAGTTTTTAGAGTAATCATGTTATCCTTTTGGAGCAAGTCGAGAAATCTTTTTACCGTTTTTCTATCAACTTTCCATCTTTCAGATAACTTAATTGTTGATGTGTGAAAACTTCCTCTTTCAATCAAAACAATCTCATTTCCTATAAGGATTTTTCTCTCCTGGTGGTTAGCTTGAAGAAGGATATCTAACCACCATTTAAGCTTTAGAGGGTCTTCCCATATCCAATTTTTACGAATTGCTCTATGGAGCTTTATCCATCCTTCATCCATACCATCACCTACTTATTTTTTATGCATTTAAGCCCCACTGCTCTCTTAATGAATTTTCTAAATCATTCCATTGCTCATAACTTAACTTTATCTTTGTTTCAACATCTGAATCCTCAACTAATACTTCTACATGTCCTCCTGCTTCATTAATTGAAACTACCTTGCCATCATTTGCTCTAAGGTCCATTTCCATCCTATACATTCTTTTCACCTACTTTACCTTTTTGGAAAGCCTTTCATATACTTGTTGATATTCGTCACTTGAAAGCTCTCTTATCTCGCTACATCCAAATTCTTTTTCTATAACCTTCTTTACATCAGCCTCTGTTATGTTTGCACTCGCAGCTAAGTTCATTAATTTACTTATCTCTGCTTCACTTATAGAATTAGGTAAGGCCCATGCAGGTAATTTAGGAACTTTCCAATATATAGTCCTTTTATCTTTAGCTGTTGCCTTTTTCCATCCTATATTGTCTTTAGGTTTTTCTAATGAACACTCTGCAAAATTTTCAGTAAGGTTATATAAATATCTTCCTATGCCGTATCCACTACTAGCACATCTTTTTAATGCTCCACTTATTCCACCTTTAAAAGGTTCAACGTTACTTTCGCTGGCCCCATCTTCTTTATATATCCACTCTCCATCTTTGTCCTTTACAGAGATTCTACAGATAATATTGCTATCATTGGACCCTGTTCTGTATTCTACTTTCCATCCATCAAACCCAAATACATAATCTAATCTGTTCTGTATAGCTCTAGCCTGTACATAACATAGAACCATCACCCATGGCTTATTGTTGTTACTTACTCCACAGCTTTGAACTCTCCATTCAATCTCATTTTCTCCAAATGGTTTTCTTAATTCCTCTTGTATATCCATCACTTATACCTCTTAAAACTTAATTTCGAACTGCTCTGGTACTTCAATAACATTAATTCCATCGCAATCTATTATTTCACCAGTTTCTTTATGTATAATTAAATCACCATTAATCTCTAAATCTTTCTTAAAGTTACTCCAATCAAGCTTTTCAGTTTCTATTCTTTTAATATATTTTTCTTTATTAACTAATTTACAGTATTCAATAAGTTTCTTATCATCATGATCCAGCTTTGATGTTGGCTTTTTAAGTACCATTTCACCAGCTAGTAATGAATATTTCTTTTGAGTTTTAGTTTCTTTTGGTGTAATAGTGTTAAAATATGCTCTTAGCTGTGCAACCTTAAATCCTACACTATTTTCATGCGCTGCTCTTTTTCTCTCTATCTCCTCATGAATAGCTTCAATCTTTTGAGCTGCTAACTCTTCTAATCTTAAAAAGTCAGCTTTCTCTTCTTTTATCTCATCTATAAGTCTATCTGCCTCTATATCGTTTAAAATTACTTGAATATTCTCCATTACATTGCCCTCCAACATTCTTTATATTCCATATACTCTTTTTCAGTAAGTTCCTTTGTGAATGTTCCTGCTACTCTTCCAAATGTTTTTCCAATTGATGTGTCACATATAACAAAATCTCTAGGTTTTAAATTTTCATTGCCACTAGCTCTGAATGTATAGTGCTTGCCACCAACTGCATGAACAATTTCAAATAATGTATATTGTTTTTTAGATTCTCGAAGTTTAAATCTTGCATAACCCGGTATTCCTAAAGTTGAATTTATTAAATTTGAATAATTAGCTTTAATTGAAACTCCTCCATTTTCATTAATTACAACATATTTAATTCTTAAACCTTTATCAGTACAAACATAAACTCCTGGAACATTCCTCGCTATTACCTCCTGGAATGTAAACTCTGTTTGCTTTTTCTCAGAAGTATATTCCACTATTTCACAACCATTTTGTTTGTACCAACAAGTACTTGCATATTCCAAACTATCAAAACCACTAAAATTGAAAGTATATGCAATTTCTGCTCCATGGATATTGTAATAAGTAATATTTCTTGCTCCATTTATCCACTTTATCCCTCTGATATAACACTCTTCAATAAACTCTTTAGCTGCTTCCTCTGTTCTGCAATTAACAGCTATCTTTTCATTTTTAAATTTATTCCAATCAAATTTATTCATTTTCATTACCTCCTATGGTATAATTCACTTGAATATATTTTGTTATTGGTGCAAGGCTGTTGGCGCAGCTAAGCACCTATTTTTATGCTTGTACACTTCTGACTAACTTAAGAATTCTATCTAGTAAAGCTTTTAATTCCTCTGCCTTTGTCATTCTATTAAATCCAATATTGTTAAATTTAATATCAGCTGTAGCTATCTTAAGAACTGCTTTAAACTCTTCCTCTGTAGCACCAAGTGATACATCTTCAAATACTCCAACTCCCATTACTTTATTTCTCCTAACTCCTTTGCACAACTTTTACAAACATTTTTACCTCTGAAATTTTCAACATTAGCTGCTTCACCGCAAAATATGCAAGCTGGCTCATATTTCTTTAGGATTATTAAGTCTTCTTCTACGAAAATCTCTAATGGATCCTTAATGTCTATATTCAAAGTCCTTCTTAATTCAATTGGTAAAACCACTCTTCCTAATTCATCTACTTTTCTAACAATCCCTGTACTTTTCATTATTCTCTCTCCCCTTCAATTAAATTTGCACTTAAAAATACTTTCTTTTTATCATGCCAAACTAAGTCAATAGGACTATCGCAGCCTTTACATCTAACTTCATTTAAATCATTTGCTACATAAAACCCCGCTCTAGTATTACAGTTAGGACAAGTATATTTTGCATACTTAATGTTCTCAAACTGTGGAAGTTCACTGCTGCAATTCATACAAACCAAATTGTGTTCTTTATGAATTAATTCTCCATTTTCAATATACATAATAGGTGTTGCTACCTTCCCACATCTTTCACACTTAACCATAAGTAAATGCTTTTTACCTTGAACTTTTTCAGTTTTCTCTCCAAGTTCTTTTACTACTGGTTTAGTTTCAGATAGAGCACGTCCAACCTCACAAGATATTTCTGCAAACTTTTCCTTGAAATCTTGATCTAGTTTAATGTTAGTTACACTAACCTGGCTTGTTGTTTCACATCCTCCATCAATAACCATTGTTGCTAATTTCTTAAACAACTCATTAGCTTGTCCAGTTGGAACATCAATTGAAACTCTAGATTTCTTTTCTAAAATAACTGATATTTTCATTTTAAAATTCCTCCTTAATTTACATCTTCCCCCATAAGATGTTAGAATATTTTTGAAAGGGGGTGAGTTTAATTTATGGCTACTATTTCAGATCAGTTCAAAATTTATGACAATATTTCAAAACAACTTGATTCATATAATCGTATTCTTAAAAGCACTATAAACGTTAATGTACCTACATACGACTTTAAGATTATTACCGAATCTATTAATCCCTTTACAGCACAGTTGAATTTAATATCTAACCAATTTGCTATGATTAATTCTTCTATACAACCATTCCAAGATTATATGAATTCAATTAATAAAATTATCAATCAATATTTAGAAGCTACTACACCTAAATTTAATTTTGAATATCTAAATAATTTAAAAATACTATCTTCATTTACTCCAGATGATTTAGAATATATTGATGAGACTTCATTTATTAATACTGTCGATGAAATCTATACTAATATAAATGATTTTGATACTACTAATGATTCAGTTGAGCTTAATGAATATACAAGTTGTTTTTTATCTTTAAAACAACTTATTCAAAATTCTTCTCTAACTTGGGAAAGCTTTCGTTCATTTATAGCTTTATTGATAACAATATTTACAGTGTTTCAGCCATATTTAGATAATTCATCTGAAATAATGATAGAACAACAACAAGAAATTATAGAGCTAGAAAAACAAAAATTAGATTTATGTGATGATATTAGTGATAGTTTGAAGAATATCGATAATTCTTGTTGTGACATCACTAGTACCTTGGAAAATATCAACAACTCCTTGGAAACTCTTATCGAATCTATTAATCATTAAATTGATACTAACTATTATTAATGTAAAATATATAGTTTGGCTAACTTGAATAAATTTAAAATTTTTACTTATAGTTGATAACTGCTCTTGAACTGGTACTTCTTGAGCAGTTTCTTTTAATGCTGCTAGTGCTATCTCTAAAGCTTGTACATCTTTTTCTGTTGGATTAACACTCTCAAACTCTTTACAGTCTGCTCTTAGGCTTTCTAGTTGTAATATTGCTTCTTTTTTATCCATAGTTAATTCCTCCTTAAAAAACTATGTCTGGATTATGTAGCTCATGAATTCTCTGTATTAAATGATCTATTTTAGTAGCAATTGCTATTTGTAGTGTAATCGTATTACTAATCGCAAGGTCTCCTAACTCATTGCTATAATCCCTTAATCTCTCGATTTGCTCCTCTAATATTTCAATTAATTCTTGTTTATCCATTTATAATTCCTCCCCTCTCTAACTCTCTCCTAGACTTCCTATACTGTCTATCTAATAACCTTTTGCATGGTATACAATAGCTTTGATAACCTCCACCAGTTCGTTTAGGAAACTCGGTTTCCTCTTTGTACCCATGGCAGCTGGCACATTTACGAATCATATGACACCTCTACTGATATTCGTTAAATCCTTTGATTAAGCAACAATGAATACATAACTTATCCTCTTCCAAATTCTCTTCAATAATAAACTCAAGATGAATCTCTTTATATTTATCCATTACTACTGTTGCAACCTCATCACAACCATTCATAAAATCTAAAATCCATTCTCCTGTTTCTTCATGCTGAAATGCATAAAAGCTTGTTGCAACACTTGCAGACATCAAATCTGTACATATTAACACTCCAACATTACTATTGCATTGTTCCATTTCTAGTAACGCATTAATAGATTTAATCTCACCTTGAACTTGATCCTCTTCAAAACAATCTCTAAACACGTAAGTTTTTGTATAAGTACTCCACATCTACATTGCCTCCTCTATAGATATCTGATTATTTACTTGTATAATTTCTTCTTCTAAAACTGTTGGAACTACATAGTTATTTACTATCCCCCTAGCCTTTTCTAACTGACTTCTCTTAATAGCTTCATATCTACTAACACCAAACTCTCTTCTTAGTTGATGCTGAATGTCTGAGTAAACTCTTCCTCTTAATGAATTATCTTTATATGCCTGGCTTTTATATCCACCTAAAACCTTAATACCTATTTTTCTAACTAAGTTTTGTAATTCTTTGCAATCCACATTAAATAAGGGCATATCATTTTCAAGCTTAGTAACTTTTGAATCTACTTCTTCAAGCTTTTCACCTTGTTCTTTAACTACCTGGAACTGTAACTCTAGTATCTCCATAGGACTTAATTGTTTCTTATGGCCTTCTTCAATGTACTGCTCCATCTCAGCAAACTTGTCCATGTATCTGTCAGTAAATAAGTTTCCTTTGGTTCCCGTAGTCTTATGTGCTAAAAACTCACACCCTCCTTTAGTTACCATATACTCTCTATTTGATTTACCGCTCTTATCAACATAAGAACCTTCTGTCCAATATTTACTGAATCCAATTTTGGCTTTAGCTAAATCCTCATTGATCCCATCAATCTTTCTTAATAACTTTGCATGTTCCATCTCAATCATTTCTGCAACTTCTCTGCTGCTTAATTTGTTTTCTAATTTGTTCATATTTCTTACCTCCTAAACTTTTTACCCTCTCACTGGAGCCGTTCGAATATACCCTCCAAATACATCAGGAGCCGCTTGAATATCTATTTAATCATCCTTTTAGCTAAAACTAATTTAGTTCTTTTATATTTTCTAAATCAGATAAATCCTTTCCAGAATAAGTTTCAAGAAATTTAAATAACTCTACCCTAGTAACTTTTAATCTTCCTAGTTTTAAGCCAACTAATATTTTTTTATCAATAAGTTCATACACTTTATGATTATCAACTTTTAAAAGCTTTGCTACTTCTGGAACTGTATATAATAAATCTTCCATCAAATTCAACCCCTAACCTGTAATTTTAAAATCCTTAAATATTTCATCTGTAGTACAATTGTAAATTTTAGCCATCCTTGCGATAAGCACTGCTGAAGGCTTTTGATATCCTTGTTCTAGCTTATAAAATGTACTCATACTTATATTTAAATTTTCAGCTGCTTGAGTGGATTCAAGTCCAGCATTTATTCTTCTAAGTTTAATTGGTGTTATTTTCATATTCATATCACTTCCCTCTTTAAATTCACAAGATAAATTTGTTATGTTAGGTGATTTATTTATCATGTTATATATATATTATGTCGCTTAAACCGTCATTTGTAAAAAGTCTAATTGTCGGTATTTACGTCATATTTTCAACTTATGTCGCTCTCACTCTGCTTTTCTTGAATTTTCTTAATATTGCTATTGATTTTGTCGGTAATTATGATAAAATTATCATACGAGGTGATTTTTTATGTTAGGTGATAAAGTTAAGTTATTAAGAAAACAAAATAAGGTTACACAACAAGAATTAGCAAATGCTTTAAATTTAAGTCGTTCTACAATAGGAATGATTGAAGGAAATAAACAAGGTGCCAGTAAAGATACTTTAATAAAAATAGCTGACTTCTTTAATGTTACAATTGACTATTTGCTTTCAGATGATAAAGATATGAATGATATAGATGATATAAAAATATCTAAAAAAGCTGAAAAGGATATAAAAAAAGCTCTTAGTGAAACACTAGAGCAACTCGAAAATTCTCAAGATGGCTTGATGTTTGACGGTGAACCTATTGATGATGAAACTAGAGAACTATTAAGATTAAGTATTGAAAATTCAATGAAACTTGCTAAGCAAATTGCTAAGGTCAAATATACTCCAAATAAGTACAAAGACAAGAAGTAATATACACAGGGGATGGGTTTAATGAAAAACTATATAAAAAAAGAAGTTAATCGACTGATAAAAAAATATAATACTAATAATCCTTTTGAAATTGCAAAAGGTGAAAACATTATTATCTTATTTGAAAAACTAGGTAATATTAATGGATATTATAATAAATATGCTAGACAAAAGTTTATTCATATCAATGAAGATTTAGATTTTCAATCTCAATTCTTAACATGTGCTCATGAATTAGGTCATGCTAGAATCCACCCTGATTCTAATACCCCTTTTTTTAGAGATAATTCTTTTTATTCTATAAATAAACTTGAAAAACAAGCAAATTATTTTAGCGCTGAATTGCTTATAGATGCAAATAAAATTGATAAATGCCTCTTAGGTTTATATTCTGTAGAGCAATTAGCAGCTATATATAATGTACCTGTTGAGTTAATCAATCTAAAATTTAATCTAGGTTAATGTATATTTTTTTACCATTTCTTGAACATACGTTTGTGGAAGGAGGTTATTTTATGACTATCTAGAGTTTCTTACACTAGATTTTAAAAAATAATCATTTTTTAATAATGAAAGTAATTGGAGGTAATATAATGCAAGGTGGAACAAGAAAACGTGGCTCAACATGGAGCTATTACTTCGATTTAGGAATGGTTGAAGGAAAAAGAAAGAAAAAAGAAAAAGGAGGGTTTAAAACAAAAAAAGAAGCTCAAGAAGCTTTAAGAATTGCTTTAAATGAATATGAAAAATGTGGATCTATCATAGAAGAAAGCAATATTTCTGTTTCTGATTACTTTGATTATTGGTACAAAGAATATGTAGTTATTAATTGCAAATATAATACTCAAGATTATTACAAAAGAATAATAAATAATCATATAAAACCAATATTAGGTAAATATAAACTGAAATCATTAACCCCAGCATTATTGCAAGAATTTATTAATAAAAAATACTTAAGCGGATTATCTAAATCCAGTATAGAGAATTTTTACAGTGTACTTTCTAGTGGATTAAAATCTGCAGTATATCCCTATCAATTTATAAAAGACAATCCTATGCAATATGTTAAACTCCCTAAAGATGATAAATCTAAAAATGCTAAAGATGATTTAAAACTAATATCTCTTGAAGATTATAATAAAATCACCAAAAGATTCCCTGTAGGTAGTAACTTTTATATACCACTTCAAATTGCTTTTCATACCGGTATGCGTGGTGGTGAAATCACAGCATTACAATGGAATGATATTGATTTAAATAATAAAACTATACAAGTTCGTCATACTTTAATAAATAAAGGAAAAGGAATATTTGAACTAGGAACACCTAAAACCATAAGCTCCAATAGAACAATTGTTATAGGTGATACTTTAGTTAATATACTAAAAAAGCACAGTTTACTTCAAAAAGAAAATAAATTAAGATATGGTGAATATTATACTAATTCAAATTTTATATGTACTAAAGAAAATGGTGAACACATAACAACTGATAGTCTTAAGTATTTATCACGTGTAATAAATTACGAATTAGGTATAACTTTTAACTTTCACTCTCTTAGACACACTCATGCTACTATGCTTTTAGAAGCTGGAGCTAATATTAAAGATATCCAAGCAAGATTAGGGCACTCAAAATTATCCACAACTATGGACACGTATTCGCATGTTACTAACAAAATGAAAAATGATACTGTTAATATTTTAGAAAATATTATTTTAAAAAAATAA